GCATCTTGCCCCACGATCTGCGAGTCAACATGCAGGCGACGGTCCAGCGACATGCCCACATGCCCGTAGTCATTGGCATCGACTGCTGTGTCTGTCGGGACGGCGACCGCCATGATCGCTGTACCGATGTCAGTCGTCGCGGTGTGAGTATCGGTGTCGTCTTGCCGTTCCGTTCCGCCGCTGCCGCCTGACAGCACGTCCACCTGTAGGTGCCCGTCAGCATCGACCCGCACCTCCTGAATGTTCCCGCCCGTCTCCGTGCCCCCGACGGACAGCACGCTAGATGGACCCGCGCCTCCGTCCGTGCCGATCACGTTAGGCAGGTTCGTCGTATTCGTGGCTACGGTCGAGTCTTGAACGGCAAACGTGCCGCCGTTATCGACGGTGATGGAGTTGCCCCCGTCGTCTATCGACACATCGGCTGCGATAGATATGGGCTGGGTCGTGGCCGATGAGTCGGTAAGAAGCGCCCCCCCCGCGCTCACAAGCGCCGTGTCAGTACCGTCAGAGATCTCAACGGGCAGCGGGTTGGCCGCCGCCACATCGCCGTCGTTCGTACCGTCAGCGCCGTGGATCAGCTTCATGCGCTGGTACTTGACGCCTGCGATATCGTCGGTGCCAATCGTGTCGCCGCCTGCGCCCGTGTTCAGAGTTGTGTTATCAGTCATAGTTCAGTCCCTAGATGACCCAGCCGGAGCCGAAGTCCTGCCAGCATGTGTCGGCGAATTGATAGGTGCCCTCACGAAGTGGGTCGTGGATCTCTGACTCACCCAAGGACGGGTTGAAGCCGTCGAGCCTCGCCGCGCCCGAGTAGCGGCCCCGAGCATCCCGAGCGCGAAGGACCAGCCCGGGAGCCGAGAGCCCCGCCGCATCGGCCTTGGCGCTGATCCAGCCGGGGAGCCGGAGCTCGGTCGCCCCCGGCGCGGATTCCCCGAGGGTCTGCCCGAGGATCCAGCCGCCTACCCGGAGCTCGTAGACGATCTCCTGGCTGTCCGTGGGGGCTGTCCATGCGTACACGGCCAGGTCCCCTTCCAGCCGCCCCGTGAGGCCCGTGGGCGGCTGAGGGGCTCCACCGAGCCTCAGTATCTGGACGCCCGCCTTGGAGCAGCTTGCGGGCCTGCGAGCGGCCCCTGACGCCGCGACAGGCTGTACGGCCACCTCGACGAACGACTCGAGGGCCAGCTCGTCAATGGGGAACAGGATCGAGGCTGCCTTGCCCCACGTCGTCCCTCCCACGGCCCAGACGCCCGCCTGTACGCGCCACCAGACGCGGACCTTCTCGACGACGGCGCGGGTGGAGTCCTCGAGCCTCCACGAGACGGCGAGCTGGGACTGGACCCTGCCACCTTGGCGGCTTGAGATCTCCCTTACGCCTACGTCTGTGGGGTTCAGCGGGACGGTGCCTCGCGGGTTGCCACTCGGCCCCGGCAAGGTCAGTTCAGCGGGCAGGGTCTCGTCGTCCTCGATCAGTTCGGCGTCGTAGACATCATCGCGGTATTCGACCCATCGAACGGTGACGTTCTTGTCCGACCCGAACTGCCAGCCGACGATCTGCGCAAGGAAGATCTCCCCAGTATGGAAGACGATGAACTCTTCGCCGACGCCTGGCGCACGGACCCACGGCACGACGAGGGTGATCGCTGTCCCTGCCGCGTAGGTCCCCGCGCCGTCGGAGATGCGGATGGTTTCCATCGCCTGCTGCGTCGGATGGAACACGCGCACGAAGTAGATCTGATTGCCCAGCGTGATCGGGCGCGAGAGTTTGATCTCCGCGACGCCTGACCCCGGCTCCTCGACGACTCGCCCGCCTTGCCCCCACGGGACGAGATGATGCGAGAGCATGACGACATCGCCCGGCTCCCACGCGATCGCCTTCGGGCCGGTACGGAATTGGCCGGTGAGGCTCAGTAGTTGGTTGACCGCCAGCGTCCAGCGTCCGAACCTTCGCGCCCTCAGTCGGTTCGTCTCGCCAAGCAGGGAGATCGACTCCTCGACGGCGAAGACTTGGCCCGTGTCTACAGCGTCTGAGGTAACGGTCTCGACGCTGCGATCAAAGCCTGAGTTCTCATCAAGGAAGTCAATCGAGATGGAGTTCGGGCGTTCGGTGCCATCAGCGTACTCGTACTCGAAGGTGGACCTGTCGCCTTCACGGATCACGCTGGCATTGGTGACGAGGCCCACGGCCGCCCGCTTGCGTTCGATGCGGAACCGCATCCGGTTGCCTTCGGGCACCGGCATCGTGCGTGCCATCCGTAGCAGGTTGACGAGCGTATCCCAGCTCGTGCCCTGCGTGTCGATGACGCCGTTGAACTCATAGCGCCGTGAGACGGTGAACGCGCGCCCCACGATTGATGTAGCGTTTGCGAGTAGCGTCGATTGGTAGGATCCACCCGACCACGGGGGAGTCGCCGATCCATTCCAGTAGATTTCCGTCGTCCACGAGCCAGAAGGGCCATCGAAGACCTCGCGCACGATCTCGAACTGATTGCCAGGGTTCGCGTCGTGGTTCAAGTCGTAGTCGAGCCCGTTGATATCGGCCGGTAGCGCCATCTGATCGAAGGCCACGAACCGCCCCGGCTTCCAGTGGGGCGGTTGCTTCGATCGTTGGTTGCCGCCTCCACCGTCCCAGAAGATGACCAGCAGTCCGTTGTTCTGGTTGCCCGCTGCGGGAGCGACCCAGCTAAGGCCCTCCCACGTCCCCGTAGCCACGATCGCGGGGACGCCTGACTCGACCTGTGCGACTTGCTTGCCTCTGCCGTCGTAGACGAAGGTATCCGACTCGTCGGCCACCTCTTGCAGCGACTCCATGTCCACGTTGCGGGGAGGGAATACGTCACCCTCTCCCCATATCGGATCGGTCAGGTACTTCAGCGCGACCCATGCAGGGTTAGCCGTGTACTCCTGCGTGAACTGCGGCTCAGTGACAGACACGCCATCCCAGACAGGGCATATCTGCCCCTTCACGCGCGCGAGCATCGTCGGCGTGTTCGTGTTGATCTGCTCACTCGCGCGGACTTTGATCCCGACGAGAGGCATTCCGGGGTGACTGAAGTTGGCGTCGATCTCGGAGGTGATCGCCTGCCATACCGACTCATCCTGAATTCTGATCGAGCGTGACTTCTCGTAGATGCGCAGGCACTCGACCTTGTACCTCGCGCGCTTGGTGGTCACGTTGTCGATGTCGAAGATGACGCCTGATGTTATGTGGTCGTCGAATACGCAGTTACCCGCTGCCGTGAGGTCGTTCGAGTTCGTCGTGTTCAGGTCAATCGCCGTCGTCGCGCTAGGGAAGTCCTCATCGAACTGCCACGCCGAGAGGAGGTCAGTCTGCGATGCCGTCCAAGCCGTTGAGACGCCGCCACCGCTGCCATAGAGGCCGAGGATCTCTGAGTCTGAGAAGCGGCGGTTGTACCAGACAATCTCGTCGATGTGCCCGTCGAAGTTTGTCTCACCGAATGCGTTAGTAAGTAGGTCTCGCTGCCCGATTCGGAACCCGCTCGTATGGCCGACCAGCCTATTATTTTGCTGCGCCGGAGTCGATATAACTAGGTCCCCGTTGATGTAGACTCGCCACTGGTCGTTCTTCTTGTAGGTGATGGAACACATCGTCCATTCGCCAGCCGTGATCCTAACTTCCGGGCCGTTGAACTGAGGAGCCGAGAAGAGCGCCAATGCCGTGCCGTTCCCGCGCCCGATGGATGCTTCGAGCGTGTCCCACTCAGACGAGCCCGTAGTAGCGTGAATGCGCCTAAGCCTCATCCCGAACCCGTGTATGTCCGCGTTCAGCCACTCAAAGACGGAGACGGTTGATCCCGCGCTGGCTGCGCTCGACGGCAAGCTGAGGGGATGAATCCACAGGCTGAACGTCATCTCATCTGGGTCGCCTGCGTTGAACGCTGGCAAGGTCGGTGCCGCGTTGAATGCGTAGGCCCCTGCCGATCCATCGACGGTCATGACGCCGCCTGGCGATGCGCCACCTACGGGCCACTGTGCCGGGTCAGAGAACCGCACCGCGTATTCCGACTGAAACGGCCCTTGGATCTGCCGGATGAGCGGGGCCTTGGGCGGCAGGTACACATAGCCGTCCGAGTTGTCGCCGCCCGTGGTGATCGAGTTCCCGTCGTCGTCCACCTCGATATACCTGATCGCCATGGCAAAGGTCGCGTCCGCGAGACCTCCCGAATTGCCGAGCTTGAACAGTCCCTGCGGGAAGTTCATCGTCACGAATGCCGAGTCCGCATCGTCGTCGAGCGTGAAGGCGAACCCGAACTGGTCCCAGATCGCCTGCGTCGGGGCTGAGTTGTCGTTGTAGACGGGCTTGGTGGGGTTGGCATTGTTCGACGGGTCCCAGTCGATGACGTACTGCGGGCTCGTGGCCTCGACCTGAGTGAGCGTTGCGCCGACCTGCGCCACCGACCGCGACTTGTCGAAGCCCTCGATTGGCGATTGCTGAAGCGTGCCGAGTCGGATATGCACCTCCACGCCATCGAAGTTCGTCGCGTCGTTGCCCTCGAGGTAGAACTGATCGGGCAGTAGCGTAGTCGCCTCGTCGGTGGAGCCGGGGAACAGCGGCGCGAGTTGCGCGGTATCCACTGTGCGCCCGCATATCGACTGAACCGGCCCCTCACCGAATGCGATCAGCGCGTAGTAGTCCTCGCTGGGTGAGGTGTTGTCGTCCACGACGCGGCTATACTCGTCGATGATCGTGCCGCCGACGAGCAGTTCCCCGAAGACGATCTGACGGGGTGCGCCCTCGTTGCGATTGTTCTCGATCCCGTTGAACCCGTACTGCGCCGAGTTCTCATCCCGCGTCGTAGGCTTGTCACGGGCAGCATAGATCCATGAGAGGATCTTCGATGCTGCGATGGATATGACAAAGCTGACGAAGAGCTTGCCTGCGATCTGAGCAGCCGTGAGTTCAGGCCCACCCGGCCGCTTGATGAAGTCGAGATGGTCGCAATCGAATACCGGATCTGTCGGCTCGATGATCTCGCCTTGACGCACGCAGACGTACGGCCCGCCATCGGCAGGCATGGCGTGCATCGCCAGCATCCCACGTCGCCACGGGACGAGGGTTGTCTTCTTCGCCCCGGGGCTGAAGACGCTGCGCCACTTGTGGGCGTAGATCACCCGCCCGATCTCCTGTAGATGCCGACGACCTCGCCCTTGATGGCACGGATCTTCATGGTCTTGACGCCGATACCCTCGACTGATGTGACCATGCGCGCTTGCATCGGATCGACCACGACGCCTACGGACACCTGCGCGAAGTCGGGATACCAGACGACGATATCCAGGTCCTTCAATATGTCGTCCGTGACCTCGAGCCATTCTGGATTGTCGCCTCGCCCCGCCCTCAGCTTGTCGTTCGCGTCGAAGGATGCCGCGACCTCGGGCAGCGTAGGCGGCTCCATTCCTGCCGACCTGTAGACGTAGACGACGGCACCCCAGCAGTCCATGCCGGTCGGGTCTTCGCCACCTACGAGATACGGAGCATCGAGAATCTCAAGCGGTACGGCGACGCTCATTGTCGGTTCCTCGCCATGCTTAGTTCTGCGTTGAACCGCTCGGGATGCTGACGCGGGATGCCCAAGTTGAACTCCTCGTCATCGCCCCGTTCGGTACATGCAGCAAGCGTCCTCGGGCAAGTGCTGAACTGCGCGCCCGTAGCATTCTTCGGATACCCGCACTCGGGGTTCCCGAACTCAGTCACCCGGCATCGCTTGGCCTGATAGCGCCTCGACGGCATCCTGCGCGCATAGAGGTTCGTGGCCGACACACTGAACGCGATACCGTCCTCACGCACGCGCACGCCGCGCACCTTGCCATCGAACCGCACCTGCGACGCGGGCGAGTCGAGCTCCGATTGCATCACGAACCGTAGGACCACGGGACGGCCTGTCATGCCGCGATGTGTGAAGAGCGTGTCCGTGATCGACGGGTCGCCGTTGCTTATCTGGAAGTTGATGATGGGGATGGACCCCTCTACGTCCGTCTTGATGGAGTCGAAGTCGATGGGGAATCGGTAGTAGGTGAGGTCAACGCCGATGCTATCCGTACCGAACGTCGTATCAGATACGTTGGTGGTCATGCGATAGCGCGTCTGCGGATCGGTGGGCACCTCGACCTCGGCAAAGAAGATGATCGGATCACCTGAGCTGAGTGCGTTGACCGCCTGCGACATCGAACTGCTGATGTTCCTCATAGCGTCCTGATCTCCTCCAGGTCGAAGCTGAACCCGCCCCAGTGAGTGTTCGTGCCGAAGGGTTGAGTGCCCGATAGCACGTCACGAATCCGCGTCCCAAGCTCGGGGTCCTTGAAGTGGACTGTCACGCGCTCATTCTCGGGGTGAGGCGTGTCCCATAGGAACGTCTGCCGGATGCCTCCGCGTGCGTTGAAGAAGGCAAGGATGGCGTCGAGCGTTGACTTCACGATCACGTCGGACCGCAGCGTCCATACGCGGCGCTCGAGCCGTGCATCGACGGCCTGCGTCTGGATGTGCGCCGAGTCGAACTCGCGCCGATCCACGCGCAGATTGCTTCGGACGCTGATGGGCCAGTCGCCCGCGATGGAGAACAGCGACCCGCTTGCATCGTCGCCTTCGCTCTCAAGGACGATGCTCAGTTGGTCCTGCTCGGGGACGCCTGTATCGGGATCGCCGGGAGGCGTCGTGATGAATGCCCACGCGGGCGCTGCCCAGTTGTCACCGAACATCGAGATCGAGCTGGCCGTCCGCATATAGAAGCCGACATTCTGTCCCGATGTCGCCCGAATCGAGCGTGAGTCGATGACCGTATTCCCCTGGTTGAAGACGCCTGGGACTCCTGCCGTGTCGGCCACGAGCGGCTGAGAGACGAGGCCCGCGCCTGAGTCGAGCCGCACGTCGATGTAGACGTTGCCAGTCTGCGTGTCGGGGAAGTTGCGTGCCTGAATGTCGAGCGTGAACGGCGTGCCGTCCGCGAGCAGGCTCGTAACGTCCACGCCAGCCCCCGTCATGGTCGTTTGAACTCCAGACCCAAGCCCGCCGTCACCCCTGTTGTAGTGCCACAGGTGCAACTTGAACAAGCCGCTGACCTTCTGGACAACGGCGAGGTAGCACGTCTTGCCATCCGTGTTCGTGCGGTTGAGGGTGTTGACCCCTCCCGGATTAATGAGCGGCGTCGGGTTGAAGTCGCCACGCAGGAAGACGCCGCACCATTGATCGAATCCCGCCGTGGTCTCGAACTCCATCGAACGGCGCTGGGTGTAGATCGACGACGGAGGCAGCGTCCACAGATGCCAGCCTGGCTCAGTACCCGTAACGCCGGGGGCCTCGAGCCGATCCGACGCGCTATCCCTGTCGAGCCGGTACTGGAAAAAGCCGCTGCTGTATGCGTCGCCACCGAAGACCGACGAGAGCGCCGTGCCCGCCTCCATGCCGGTATTCTGTACGGCATCCTGAATAAGGAAGAGGTTGTGATCAGGCAGGACGCGCTGCCACGAGTCTTTGATAACGTAGCTTGCCGTGTCCACGTCGTAGACATCGAAGCCCGAGGACAGTATGCGGAATCGGAATCCATCGGTAGGCGTATTGCGTCCCTGCCCGAGTGCGAATCCGCAAAGGCCAGCGCCCGTGATCTTGCCCGCTGCCGTATCGAGGAAGTCGAATATCTGGCCTTGGATCTCGGGGTCAGGCACGACGCCTGTCGGCCCTCCGCCCGGCCCACCGAACGGCCCCGTCGTCAGGAGCCTCGGCAGGTTCCATGCGGTGATGCGCACGTCGGCCCCTTCGTTGACGACTCGCACCTTGAGCTTGCGTCCGCCTGCGTCGAGGTGGAGTTCGTCGATATCGTGCGTGTTCGCGCCAGGAGGTACGCCCGTAGGCATCTCGTCAAGCACGGTGAGAACGCCCGCGTTCA